TTCAAGGTAATCAAGGCCTCACAGGCTTACAGGGTAATATAGGAAATGCAAGTTTCGTAGAAGGTCCGCAGGGGCATCAAGGTCCGCAGGGGAATCAAGGTCCGCAGGGAAATCAAGGTACTCAAGGCAATCAAGGCCCTCAAGGAAGACAAGGTTCGCAGGGGAATCAAGGTACTCAAGGAAATCAAGGCCCGCAAGGAAACCAAGGCTCTCAAGGTAATCAAGGACCTATAGGTACACAAGGAACGTTAGGTATTCAAGGATTACAAGGATTACAAGGATATAAAGGAGACAAAGGAATTACGGGAGATAAAGGTTTTTCAGGATCAATAGGAAGTAAAGGAGATAAAGGAGATAAAGGTTTTTCAGGGTCTATAGGACCCACCTGTTTTATACCTAAAACAAAAATATTAATATCAAATAACATATACTCAGATATACAGAATATATCAGTAGGTCAATCTATTTTATCTTACAATATAGATGAAAAAAAGTTAGAAGAAGACAAAATTATATATAAACATGTAGGAACAGCTAATTATATTTATGTAATAAATGAAAATATACATTGTACAGAAGAACATCCTTTTTACGTTAAAGGATGGTATGATAAATATTGGAAAAAGGCTAAGGATTTATCAATAAATGATGAATTATTTCATTATGACTCTCTATCATACGAAAAAATAACTACTATTTATTCGTATCCTACATCAAGTATTGTTTATAATTTAAGTGTAGAAAAAAATCAAAACTTTTTTGTTGAAGACGTATTAGTTCATAATATGTCATTTACTGAAAATATAGGAATATTTGCCCCTAGTCCATCGCCTATTCCAAGTTCTAAGATAGGCCCTCCCGGACCAACTGGTAGTAAAGGAGAAAAAGGAATTAAAGGAGATTTTAAAGGAAGCAAAGGAGAAATCGGGTATAAAGGGTATAAAGGAGAAATCGGGTATAAAGGAGATAAGGGAAGTAAAGGAAGCATAGGATTTAAAGGTCAGCCTGGTTTAACAGGAGACAAAGGGCAGAAAGGAGATTTTGGATTACAAGGTAATCAAGGACCAACAGGTCCACAAGGTACTATAGGCTCTCAAGGTAATCAAGGTTCACAAGGTAATCAAGGTACTAACGGATTTAATGGTAATCCTAGTTATGACCCCGGCCCTCAAGGTAATCAAGGTCCGCAGGGTAATCAAGGACTTACAGGTTTACAAGGCACTACCGGAGCGCAGGGTTTTCAAGGAAGACAAGGACCTAGTATAATAAGCCCTCCGGGAGCTCCCGGTCCTCAAGGTTTTCAGGGCTCGCAAGGCAACCAAGGACCTACAGGTAATCCAAGCTCTGTGGCTGGCCCGCAAGGCAATCAAGGACCTCAAGGATTTACTGGATTAGCAGGTATAGGTCCTCAAGGATTTACCGGAGAACCCGGACCGCAGGGAAGACAAGGACCTACAGGCGGTCCTGGCGGTCCTGGCCCTACGGGACTAACAGGAGACGAAGGACCCACCGGACCAGTAGGCCTACCGGGACCAACAGGAGGACCGGGACCAACAGGAGGACTAGGACCCACTGGTCCTCAAGGATTCACAGGCCCTACTGGCTCAGGCACCCCCGGCACTCCCGGTTCACCTGGTCCTACCGGTCCTCAAGGATTTACCGGCCCTACTGGCACAGGTACTCCCGGAGGACCTGGCCCTACTGGTCCTCAAGGATTTACCGGTCCAACCGGTTCAGGTACCCCCGGCCCTCCCGGCCCTCCCGGTGGACCCGGCCCTCCCGGCCCTCCCGGTGGACCCGGCCCTACAGGATTAACAGGAGACGAGGGACCCACCGGACCAGTAGGTCCTACAGGAGGTTCCGGCGGCGCAGGACCTCCGGGACAGAAAGGACAAAAAGGAGAATCCGGAGGAGGAGGACCGTTCCCTGCGTTCTCCGACAGAAGGCTAAAAAAGGATATAGAAGAAATAGATCCTGTATTAGAACAACTATATACCATAAAACCTGTTAATTATAATTGGAATACAGATGAAATGAAAGGTGTTATTTTAGAAGTAAATAAAACATCTTCATCTCATAGGATTCCGTCTAACTTAGATGGTAAAGAAGTAGGTATTATAGCTCAAGATATAACCGACGGACTTAAAACAGGTTTATTAAAAGAGTTTAAGATAGAAGGACAAAAAGGAGTTCTAGCTGTTAACTATGATAAACTTTCGGTATATAATCTAAAAGCTATACAGGAATTATACGATTTAATAAAAGATATAACAAAAAGAGTTTCAAACTTAGAAAAAGGAGAAAACCATGAGTAAATTAAAAAATATAGAAGCGGTAAAAAAACTTCTAATAGGAGAACACAAAACTCAGAATAGAACAACTATAGGATATAGAAAGAAGGAAGATTCCGAAATAAGAAAAGTAGGAGATATATGGGAAGATGTTTCACCTATGGGCCATGTAACCGAATGGGAACAAAGAGATGGGTATAAAGTAAAAAGATCTAAGGGAGTTAGAGAAATACTAAAAGAATTAGATAGCATAAGTAAATTTCCTAATTGTTTAGATACATGTGACGGCAAACTTTTCGGTCAAGCAGATTATAAATTGGGAAAAAAGACAGGAAGATGTTTGGAATGTACAATAAAATATGAAGCAGACTTGAAGCTAAATGGAAAATTTGATACTTATGTTCATGATAAAAAGAAAGAGAATGCAGTATCATTTTTAAAAGAGGCATCTAAAGAAGTAGAAATTTTATTAAGATCATTTGATAACATGGGATATTCTCATGCAGACGGATCTATTGAAAAATGGTCAATTGAAAATAAAGAATCATTTTTAGATAAGATTAGATCTGATTTTAATAATTTAAGAGATGATATCATGGGAACATATAATATAAAAGAAGAAGATTTAAATATAGATGTCAACAAATAAAGTAAAACTAGCAATAGCTCAGGAGTATAAAAAATGTGCAAAAGATTCAACTTATTTCACTAAAAAATACTGCAAAATAGAGCATCCTACAAAAGGACGTATATTATTTGGTCTTTACCCATTCCAAGAGACCACATTAGAAAAGATGCATAATGAAAGGTATATTATCATAAACAAAGGAAGGCAGTTAGGAATATCAACTTTATCAGCTGCATTCATTTTGCATAGTATGATATTTAACAGCGGGTATAAAGTTCTTATTATTGCAACCAAACAAGATGTAGCAAAAAATTTAGTCCATAAGATTAGATTGATGCATGATTTTTTACCTTCATGGCTAAAACAAGAGACATTGGAGGACAATAAAATGATGCTTAGATTTAAAAATAATGGATCTAGTGTTAAAGCAGTATCATCAAGTCCTGATTCTGCAAGATCTGAAGCATTGTCTTTACTAGTTATAGATGAAGCAGCTCACATTTCTAATTCGGAAGAAATTTGGACAGCTGCACAATCTACATTAGCGACGGGAGGTAGTTGTATATTACTATCCACACCTAATGGAGTAGGTAATTTATTTCATAGAGTTTGGCAGGAATCTTTAAATGGGGGAGATTTTACTTCTATATTTTTACCATGGACTGTCCATCCGGAAAGAGATTGGAAGTGGCGAAAGGAACAAGACATATTACTAGGAGAAAAAGCAGCAGCCCAAGAATGTGATGGTGACTTCTTGACATCCGGACATACTGTGGTAGATGGTAGTATTTTAGTATGGTATGAGAATAATTACGTAAAAGATCCAATAGAAAAAAGAGGTGAGACTGGAGATTTATGGGTCTGGAAGTATCCTGAAAGTGATTGTACTTATGTTGTATGTGCAGATGTATCTAGGGGAGATTCTTCTGACTTTTCTGCTTTTCATGTTTTAAATATAGAAACATTAGAACAAGTTGCAGAATTTAAGAGTATGATTGGCACCACCGAATTTGGACATTTATTAATGAGTATAGCTTCTGAATACAACGGAGCTTTACTTGCCATTGAGAATGCGTATGTTGGCTGGGCAGTTCTACAAACTATTATAGATTTAGGATATCAAAATCTGTATTATACTTTCAGAAACGATCCTTTTGTAGACCCTGATGTACATGTTAACATAAATCAAGACTATTTACTTAAGGATAACATGGTTCCAGGATTTACTACTTCTACAAAAACAAGACCCGTAATGATTTCTAAATTAGAGACATATTATAGAGAAAAATCTCCAATAGTATATAGTAAGAGATTGATACAGGAATTGTTTACTTTTGTTTGGAAAGACCACAAAGCAGAAGCTAGAGATGGATATAACGACGACTTAGTTATGTCTTTCGCTATTGGACTTTGGGTTAGAGACACTTCCTTGAAAATGAAAACTTTGGGCTTAAGTTTCTCTAGGTCTTTGCTAAATAATACAACAAAAACGATATACACTCCAAGTAACTCAAATAAAGTACATGACTCTTGGTCTATGAAAACTAGAAGCAATGAATCAGAGAGCTTAACTTGGCTTATAAAATAAAAACATGGATAATTCAATACAGGCAAAACTAAAAAGATTATTTTCTACACAAGTTATTGTTAGAAGAATCGGAAAAGACAGGATTAAAGTTATTGATACCTCTAGGCTACAAGGCGCAGGTACTAAAGATAAAGTCGGATACGCTGACAGATTCTCTGGTTTACATACATCTAGGCAATACGGGTATTCTCCTAACAACAACACCATAAATTTCCACTCTTCAAAGTTACAGATATTTACAGACTATGAAGCCATGGACACAGATCCAATCATAGCGTCTGCATTGGATATTTATGCAGACGAAAGTACGGTAATGTCTGTAGAGGGAGATTTGTTAAATATTAGTACTCCAAATGAGAATATTAAAAAAATACTCTATAATTTATTTTACGACATTTTAAATATAGATTACAACTTATGGAGTTGGACAAGATCTCTATGTAAATATGGAGATTTCTATTTGTATTTAGATATCGAAGAAGGTCTTGGTATAAAAAACGTTGTCCCTTTATCAGCCTATGAAGTTAGAAGGATGGAAGGAACAAACCCAGAAAATCCTTATGAAGTTAAATTTATATACGAAGGATTACACACTACTCAAATGAGTCCGATTGTATATAGAAATGATGAAAGAAAAAATAAAGAATTAGATTATCATGAAATAGCCCATTTTAGATTATTATCTGATAGTAATTTTTTACCTTACGGTAGAAGTCAAATAGAACCTGCAAGAAAGATTTTTAAAATGCTTACTTTGATGGAGGATGCTATGTTAATTCATAGAATCATGAGAGCTCCGGAGAGAAGAATTTTCAAGATAAATGTAGGAAGTATTCCGCCTAATGAAGTAGATAACTACATGTCTACTATTATATCGGCAATGAAGAAAACCCCTTATGTCGATGAAAAAACAGGAGATTATAACCTAAAATTTAATCTCCAGAACATGTTAGAGGATTATTACCTACCGGTTAGAGGAAAAGATGCGAGTAGTGAAATAACAACATTACCAGGTTTAGGCAATCAAGGTTTTATGGATGATATTGAATACGTCCGAAATAGAATGATGGCTGCCTTAAAAATTCCTAAGCCATTTTTAGGGTATGATAAAGACACAGAAGGTAAGTCTATGATTGCTGCCGAGGATGTTAGATTTGCTAGAACTATAGAAAGGATTCAGAAAATAATTGTATCAGAGTTAAATAAGATTGCTATCATTCACTTATACACTCAAGGATATAAAAATGAGGAATTGATTGATTTTTCTCTTTCTTTAAATAATCCATCCTTAGTTTACGAAAGACAGAAGGTAGAAATATTGACAGAGAAAATGAATTTAGCTTTAGTTATGCAAGATTCTAAATTATTCTCTAGGAAATATATACATGAAAACTTATTTAAATTATCCGAATCAGAAAGATTAACAGAGGAAGAATTGATTATTGAGGACTTGATGACTACTTTTAGACACTCCCAGATAGAAACGGAGGGCAATGACCCTAAACTATCGGGACAAAGTTTCGGTACTCCACATGATATGATGACACTAAAGCTAGCATCTAAGGGAAATGAAGTTGATGCAATGTCATTTGACGATGGAGAAGAATTAGAATTTGCAGATAAAGAGGATAATCGAGGAAGACCTAAGAGAATTGGTACATTTGGTACAAAAGATGACACAGTTAATGGTAGAGATTCT